AAGAACCTCGCCCAAGCGCTGGGCCTGGAGTTCGAGTTCCTGTCGCTATCGGCGGGAGTCAGCGAGACGCACCTCTTCGGACGGGTGCTCCCGCAGCAGGACGGCAGTTGGCAGTACAAGCCCAGCCGCTTCGTGGAAATTTACGAGCGCGGTGGAGTCTTCCTGCTCGACGAAATAGACGCCGCCGACCCCAACGTGATGGTCGCGATCAACGCGGCCTTGGCCAACGGGATGCTCGCCAATCCCAACGGGCCGCTTCACGAGCGCCACGAACGAACCTACATCTTGGCCGCGGCCAATACCTGGGGCCGGGGCGGCGATCATCAGTACGTGGGCCGTAACGCCCTAGACGCGGCCACGCTCGACCGCTTCGTCCTCTCCACGCTGCACGTGGATTACGACGCCGACCTCGAATCCGATCTAGCCCTGGCCTCTCTTTCACCTGAGCAAGCCCAGCCGCTACTGGAATGGGTCCAGGACCTCCGCTCCAGCATCGCGCGGCACAAGATTCGGCGCGTGGCCAGCACGCGGTTGGTCCTCAACGCCATCGCCGCCCTGAAAGCCGGGCGCGACTTGATGGACGTCAAGGCGCGCTACTTCCTCGATTGGACCACCGACGAGAAAGCGAAGGTGGGCGCATGAAATCCCGGCGCATCGCGGCGTTCTATCCGGGCCGCTGCCGGATCTGCGGCAAGGCCGTGGCCAAGGGCACGGAGATTTTCTTCCGCAAGCACTTCGGCATCCGCTGCCTCGACTGCGGGCCGCACACCGCCGACGACGCACGATTGCCCTCCAAGCGTAAGGGTGTCCGGACCCCACCCGCGCCGAAGGCTGCGCCCGAGCCACCGCGCTGGACGCCCTTCAAAGGCGACGGGCGCTTCAAGCCGCTGGACGAGGCACCCGGATTTGATGCCCGCAGCCGTGCGGCCCTGGAAGGTTCGGACGGCGTCCACCGCATCGAGTACGGCTCGGTGCGGGAAATCATCGAAGACGCCTTGAGCGACTACGCGCAGAGCGACTCCAACCTGGATCGACTACGCGAGATTCAGGCCATGGCGTTCAGCGGACAGGCTTCCTGGAGCCACTACTTCACGCGCGAACGGCTCCTGGAACAGGTCTTCGACCCCTCCCCTGCGCTGCTCCAAGCCGTCGAACGGCTGCGCGACCGCCTGACCGGAATGCTCGACCTGCCTCAGCGTCCCCGCCGCAAGGTCCGGCGCGGACTCGATTACGGGGACGAGTTGGACGCCAACCGTTGGTTGGCCCGCGATCCGTATGCCTGGGAACGCATGGAGCGCGCCTCCGAACCGCGCCGGACCTTGACCATCGGCTGCAACGTCTCGGCCCATCACGCGGTGACACCCGAGCAGTTGCTCTACCGGGGCGCGGCGGCCGTGGCCTTGACCGATTACCTGACTCAGCAAGGCTGCAACGTGGGCCTCTCGCTCTTCAAGGTCTCACTTGATCCTACCAACCGGGTGCGGACCGGAATCGTCCGGTGCGAACTCAAAGCGCCAGACAGCCCCCTGGACCTCTCGGCGGTCACTTTCGCGCTCTGTGAGATCGCCTTCTACCGCTGCGCCGTCGTCATCGCCGGATCGCGCCGCTGGCCCGGCCACCTCTCGAAGGGCCTGGGCAATCCCGTGGCCCTGCCGGCGACCGAGCGTGCCGCCGTGGACTACCTGATCGATAGCGATGTCTTGGGCGAGGAAGCGGCCCTGAACTGGCTTCGCAAGCACATGGAGGAACCGAAGCATGTTTGAAGACGCGGAGATGATCCACCGGTACACGCGCAAGCAAGCCATCGAAGACGGCACGCTCGTGGACCTGATGCAGGACAAGACGGCCGAGTTGGTCAAGGAAGCGGGGTTCACGTTCCCCATCGCCATGACCGCCACGGCCTTTTCGGAAGCGGTCGCGCCCATCGGAGGCGAACTGCCTCCCGGACAAGACCTCAAGGGACGGCTTTGGGACGTGCTGATGCTGCTACGGGCGGGGATTCGCGCCCTTCCCGAGGGCGAGGACCGCCTGCACTTCCATGTCGGCGTTTGGGACGGACGCAAGCGCAACGAAGTATCGCTCTGGGCGCTGTGTGGCCCCGGAGACGAAGGGGAGCCGGTCATCACCATCATGCTGGAAGGGGAGGATTAGCCATGGAGTTGTGCACGCTGAAGTACGCCGGACGTAAGTACCGCGTCTCGCTGGTCTCGCTCAAACGAGCGCGCCAGACGGGCAAGCGCGGCGCGAAGAGCTACTCGGTGACCTGCGGCGCCTTCAAGCGCGACGCGGGGACCGGACGGATGGCCTTCCAGGGACTGGCGCTGGAAGGCGACGTGCCCTTGGTCGAACTGGTGCGCTGGGCGCGCCGCAAGGGCTTCCTCAAATGGCACCGCGAAGGAGGGCGCAAGAATGTCCGCAACGCTGAGCGCCGAAGCGCTGGATCTGTACCGGCAGCGCCGGGCGGCGGGAGCCAGCGTAAAGTCGCTGGCTGAGGAACTCGGCATCCCGTGGCAGCGCCTGGATAAGGCGCTGCGCCACGGGATCGCCGGCCGCGCCGCCTTGGTCGTCGAACCGCCGCCGGTTCCTGAAGACACCGGCCCGGTGGAACCCGAGCGCGCGGTCTTGCCCGAGCCTGCCCTTCAAGGTCCGGGCCTCCTGATCGAAAAGTACCGCCCCACGCGCCTGCGCACGATCTTCGGACAACCTCAGATCGTGCGGCGGCTCCAGGCGTTCGCCCGCGCGCCCTATCCGGCGGCGTTCCTCTTCACCGGCGAGACGGGCACGGGCAAGACCTCGGCAGCCCTGGCGCTGGCGGCGGAGTTGGGCTGCGACCTGGAGCAGAAGGACTTCGGCGGGGTCCAGATGCTCGCCAGCGGGGAGCAAAGCGCCGAGGCCGTGCGCGAATGCTGCGCGCGCATGTGGCTCTCTCCGATGTGCGGGAGCGGTTGGAAGGTCTTCATTCTGAACGAAGCCGAGCGGATGCACGTCCAGGCCGAAACGATCTGGCTGGACCGCTTGGAGAACATCCCGCCCAAGACCGTCGTCGTCTTCACGTCCAACCATGCCGCGAAGCTTAGCCCGCGCTTCCGGGACCGCTGCGTCCACCTGCCCTTCCAGTCCGGAGCCAAGCGCCTCCACGAATCGGCGCGAACGCTCCTGACAAAGGTGTGGAAAGCGGAGACCGGCAAGCCGCCACGTTCCCAGATCGTCGAACAGGTCGTGACCGAAGCCACCGTCGCCGGGCAGTTGAGCTTCCGACGCGCGGTGCAACTGCTCCAAGCTCACCTTCCGCCCAAGCGGGAGAGTCGCCGTAAACGCTAACCCTCATGGAAAGGAACTCTTCGGATGCGCGCACGCATTATGACCGTTCGGGGCTATTCGCTTTTGGAGGTCGCCTCGGCCTTGCAGAAAGCCATCCGGCGTAGCGACGCTAAGCTCGCCGGATACTGGGCCGTCGAACTCTTCGAGAGCGGCTTCCAAGCGTACCTCTGGCGGCGACTGCTCACGATCAGCGCCGAGGACTGCTGGGGCGTCATCACGCACGAGGTCGAGGCCCTCTATCGCTCCTGGGCGCTGATCCACAAACAGAAGCCCGGCGGCGGGCGCATCTTCGCGGCCAAAGCGACGATACTCCTGGCCCAAGCCAGAAAATGCCGCGATGCCGATCACCTGACCAACCTCGTCTACGACGCCCAATCGGTGGACGAGAAGCAACTGGAGGCCGACTTGGTAGCCGCGCGGGACAATATCCAACCCATTCCCGATTACGCCTTCGACTGCCACACGCAGAAGGGCCGCAAGGCCGGGAAGACCAAACGCGACTTCTTCCGGGACGAGCACAAGGCGCTCAAACCCCGCGAAAAAGGGCTCTTCGACGATCTGGCGGACGAGCTTTAAGATTTGGAAACAAGTCGCCTCCCTGCTTGATTAGAAGCGCTGGCCTGTTTCATATCGCTCCATAGAATGCTCTTCGGACGGACGGGGATACAAGAAGGAATATGCTTATGAGCAAAGGGCGCGAAAGCGGGATGCCGGAAGCGGATTACTGGGACTCCTTCTTTAACCCGAGTTGCATACTTTCAAGGCTCGACTGCACCGGCATCCACGGAGACATCCTGGAGTTTGGCTGCGGATACGGAACCTTTACGATTCCAGCAGCCAAGGCCAATTCGGGCAAAGTGATCGCCTTGGACATCGAACCGGACATGGTTACCGCCACCGCTCGAAAAGCCAGGGAAGCAGGGCTGCCAAACGTCAAAGCAGAACGTCGAGACTTCATGGAATCCGACTGCGGTATTCCCGCAGGGACCTGTCAGTATGCGATGCTGTTCAACATTCTCCATATCGAGCGCCCTGTAGAGCTATTGAAATTTTCGTTTGCGGCTTTGGCTACGGGAGGCAAGGTAGGCATCATTCATTGGCGAAGCGACATCAAAACCCCACGTGGACCCTCTCCAGACATTCGTCCTTCAGCCGAACAGTGCCGCGTATGGGGAGAGCAGGCGGGTCTGAACTTTGTCCGTTATGAGTCCCTTTGTTGCTGTTCGTGGCATTGGGGACTGGTAATGAGTCGGCCAGCGTTACTTGCCTGAAGATTTTCCTTTTCGGGGACAAAATCGGATTTGTAAATGGCCTTTATTGGGCACGAGACCGTTTTTCCTGAGCCCATGAAAGGCACCATTGACACCCCAGACCCTCAAAGACCGCGTCATCCTTCTGCTCATCAACGGCATGAGCAACGAGGCCGCCGAAGGGTTTTGCGCCCAACAGGGCCAGGCCGCCGATCAAGCCCGCTCTATCGTCGCTGAAGCACGCAAACGCATCACCGTAGCCGCCGACTACACCCGCGATGAACAGATCGGCAAGGCCGTCATGCGCCTGGAAGACCTCTACGCCAAGAGCATGGCCGGGCAGGACATCCGCACCGCGCTCCAGGCTCAGCGCGAACTCAACCGTCTGCTTTCGCTGTATGCCGATGCGCGCCGACTGGATGCCCCAGAGGACGATGCCGAGGCCCCCGTCCTGCGCCGGCAGGTGGATCTGCTGAGCGCCTACCTCCTCCCCCTCAAACTCGCAGACCCGGCTTACCCGGTGGAAGAACATGCGCGGATCGCCGCCGAAGTCATCAGGCTCCACGGCCTCGCAGGCGTATGACCGCAAGAAAGCCCGGTCGCGAGAACGCGAGCGCCGGCAGACGCTCGCCGGACAGGACATCGCGCCCTGTCCGCCGCCCAAGGACTTGGCGCGCCGCGCCCGCGCCGACGGGGATTTCCGGTTCTTCTGCGAGACCTACTTCCCCCGCCTCTTCACCCTGCCCTGGAGCGACGACCACCTGCGCGTGATCCGCAAGATCGAGCGCACGGTGCTGCATAGCGAGACCTTTGCCGTCGCCATGCCGCGCGGAACGGGCAAGACCAGCTTGTGCCAGACCGCCGTGCTCTGGGCGATTCTGACCGGCAGGCACGCCTTCGTCTTCTTAATCGCCTCGACGCAAGAGTACGCGCTCGCGATGCTCGGCAACATCAAGAGCCACCTCTCGACGAACGAGCGGCTGTTCGAGGACTATCCCGAGGCCATCTACCCGATCCGCCGTCTGGAAGGCGAGAGCCGCCGCTGCTCCGGGCAACGCTACTACGGCCGCCTTACCTACGTTGCCTGGACGGCCGACGAGATCGTGATGCCCACTATCCCTGGCAGCCGTTGCGCCGGGGCCATCGTGCGCGTCTCGGGGATCACCGGGAATATCCGTGGCGCAATGTTCATCCGGCCCGACGGTTCTTCGGTGCGGCCTACACTCGCCATCATTGACGATCCGCAGACCGATCAGTCCGCACGCTCCCTTTCCCAGACCCAGGAGCGCCTCGCCATCGTCAACGGGGCTATCTCGGGTCTAGCCGGTCCGGGCAAGCGCACGGCCATGATCATGCCCTGCACCGTCATCCGCGCAGGAGACTTGGCCGATCAGGTGCTCGACCGCGAGCGCAACCCGCTTTGGCATGGCGAACGCACCAAACTGGTCTACACGTTTCCCAAGCACGAGAAGCTTTGGGAAGAGTATGCGCGGCTGCGCGCCGAGTCGCTGCGTAGCGATAGCGACGGCAGGGAAGCGACGGCGTTCTACGCCGCGCACCGCTCCGAAATGGACGCGGGGGCCGTCGTCGCTTGGGCCGAGCGGCATAACCCGGACGAACTCTCGGCCGTCCAGCACGCGATGAATCTCAAGCTCCGCAGCGAGTCGGCGTTCTGGGCCGAGTACCAGAACGAGCCGCTGCCGGAGAAGACACTCGAAGACGAAGGCTTGCTCACACCCGACCAGATCGCCGGCAAGCTCAACGGACACCGGCGCGGAGAAGTGCCCATCGGCTGCAACCACCTGACCCTGTTCGTGGACGTGCAAGGCAAACTGCTCTTCTACTGCGTCTGCGGCTGGGAAGACGATTTCACGGGGTACGTGCTGGACTACGGAGCCTACCCGGAACAGAAACGCCCGTACTTCACCCTTCGGGAAGCTCAACGCACGCTCCAGAGCGTGGCCCGAGGCGCGGGACTGGAGGGCGCGATCTACGCCGGGCTTGAAGCCCTGGCGAACGAACACCTTGCGCGAGAGTGGCGGCGCGACGACGGGGCCGCGCTACGCATCGGCTTATGCCTGATTGACGCCAACTGGGGCACTTCAACCGATGTCGTATACCAGTTCTGCCGCCAAAGCTCGCATTCGGCGGTGCTGTTGCCCAGCCACGGGCGGTTCGTGGGCGCGGCCAGCAAGCCCTTCTCCGAGTACATTCGCCGCCCCGGCGAGCGGGTGGGTCTGAACTGGCGCATTCCCGGAGTCCAAGGCAAGCGCGCCGTCCGCCATGCGCTCTTCGACTCGAACTATTGGAAAAGCTTTGTTCACTCTCGGTTGGCGATCTCCATGGGGGATCGTGGCTGCCTGTCGCTTTTTGGCCGCGACCCGGAGGCGCACCGGCTCTTCGCCGATCACCTTACCGCCGAGTACCGGGTGCGGACCGAAGGCCGCGGGCGCGTGGTGGACGAGTGGAAGTTGCGGCCCGAAGCGCGCGACAACCATTGGCTGGACGGATTGACAGGCTGCGCCGTGGGTGCGGCGATTCTGGGCGTGTCGCTGTTAGGCGGCGGATCTGCGGATCGAAGCCATAAGCCGAAGGTCAAACTCTCGACCTTACGCCGGCACAAAGCCACTTGACCCCACCTCGCTTAGGTGATAATAGTAACTCCAGTAATTACTTTTTGGAGTTATATTTATCATGCCAAGCCAGGTGCAAACCGCGCCAAGCCTCGTAGCGGCGAAAGCGATCTTCAAGCAACGCGGTGGGGTGCTGCGCACCTCGCAGGCCCTGCGAAGCGGTATACACCCCGCGACCCTTTATGCCCTGCGTGAGCAAGGCGAAGTGGTGGCCCTGAGCCGGGGCCTGTATCGTCTGGCCCAACTTCCGCCGCTGGACCATCCGGACCTCGTAACCGTGGCTCTTCGCGTGCCCAAGGGCGTCTTCTGCCTGATCTCGGCGCTGGCGTTTCATGAGCTTACGACTCAGATTCCGCACGAGGTTTACCTGGCCATCGCGCGCAATGCCCAACCGCCCAGACTGGACCACCCTCCGACTCGTGTGTTCCGCTTCTCCCAAGCGGCCTTTGGGGCGGGCATCGAGCGGCATCGCATGAGCGGAACCTGGGTCCACATATACTCGGCCGAGAAGACCCTGGCGGATTGCTTCAAGTATCGTAACAAGATCGGTATGGAAGCGGTCCTGGAAGCGCTTCGGACTTACAAGGAACGCGGCAAGCCAAAAGTGAACGAACTGCTCCGCTATGCGCAAGCCTGCCGCGTCGAAAGAGTCATGCGCCCCTATCTTGAGGCCATCCTATGAGTAAGCCCGCGCCCAAGAACCTCGCGGCATCCGTACATCATCGGTTGCTCGAAAAGGCCAAGGAGTCGAACCGGACCTTTAACGAGTTGCTTCTCTACTTCGGCATCGAGCGGTTTCTATACCGCCTGTCATGCTCACCGCATGCCAAGACGTTCGTGCTTAAGGGCGCGCTCATGCTCACGGTCTGGAAAATCCACGCTTCCCGCTCAACGAAAGACATCGACCTCATGGGGAAGATGCCCAACGACGCGGGGAAGGTCGAAGACGTATTCAAACGCATTTGCGAGCAGCCGTGCGTCGCGGATGGCCTCGAATTCGATCCGTCCACGGTGACAACCCAGCCGATTACAGCAGACGCCGAGTATCAGGGTCTTCGCGTTCAATTCACCGGACACTTGGGCAACGCACGTATACCCATGCAGATAGATATCGGGTTCGGCGATCAGGTTCATCCGCTCCCGGTTCGCGAGTCGTACCCTACACTGCTTGACTTCCCCGCTCCTGAGCTGAGCACCTACACCAGGGAAAGCGCCGTGGCGGAGAAGTTTCACGCCATGGTGAAACGCGGCATGCTCAACAGCCGCATGAAGGATTTCTTCGACATCTACATGCTGGCCAAGCAATTCTCATTCTCGGGCAAAGTGCTCGCCGAAGCCGTATCTAGAACTTTCGAGGCCCGTCACACGGAACTCCCAGAAGAGCCGGTCGCCTTTTCACGAGCGTTCATGGCGGACACGGCCAAACAGGCGCAATGGCGCGGCTTCATTCGCAAAGCTCGGGCGCAAGGAATACCTCAGGACTTCGGAACGGTGGTAACCGCAGTCTCAGATCTGCTACTACCAGTTAGCATCGCTGTTGCTCGCCATGCACCGTTCTCAGGCACTTGGGAACCGCCGGGACCTTGGCAATACCCAAAAGTTCAGCCTAAACCCTAAATCGTGGCCAAGCGCCCCCGTCTTTTTCTGCGGGGTGGCACGAGTCGTGCCCTATCTCCCTAACCCTATCGTTTTGAGACAAGAGGGAACGCGCCTATGCCCCAAGGAACACCGCTCGATCCCAAGCGAGTACGCCAGCTTATCAAAATGGGGCAAACGCCCAGCCAGGTAGCCAAGACCTTGGGCGTCAATATCAACGCCATCTATAAGCACACGAACGTGCGTTCGCGCAAATTGGGAAACACCAAGCGTCGAGGTTAATAGCCGAAGGCCGGCTAACTTCCGTCACGCACCCAGCGAAGGCTCTATCCTTTTTTCCGCACGATCACTTCCCACCCCTTCGCCTTCAACTCGGCCATCTGGTCGTCGTTTAAGTGGGCCAAGCGGCGCAGCCAATCCGGCCCAAAGTCGAACATATGCTTTCGCGTGATCGACCAGACCTTCCAAACCGCTTCGCCGGCCGAGTTAACGTCTCGACCGACCAGAATGCTTCGTGTGTTGACCTTCCGGTAGTTTTGCATGGGTCACTCGCTTGGGGTGTGTGACGCAGACTATCCCATGCCGATGAGGCTTTCCACCTACCTGCCCGTCTACGTGTCCCCATGATCCGCAACGCCCGGCCTTTTGTCGTGCGGAGCGGCACGACATGGCTAACACAGACGACCTTACCTCTTCGATTCGCAAGAACGCCAAGCGTCCGGCGAAGGCCGCCGGCGACTCCGGAAGCGTGGAGCAACATCCGCTGCGCGACCAGATCGAAGCCGACCGCTACCTGAACTCCAAGAAAGCCGCCAAGGCCAAGCGTCTGGGCCTGCGCATCACCAAGCTCGTGCCGCCGGGGACCGTCTGATGCTCGCCGCATTGCGGAGAATCCTGCGTTTGGATGCCGGGAGGCGCATACGCCAGGGTCCCCGGCGGCTCTTCGTCCGCGCGCGCTACGACGCGGCGCTCACCAACGAGAACAACCGCCGCCATTGGGCCAACGCCGACGGGCTCTCGGCAAACGCGGCCAACTCACCCGAAGTCCGGCGCATCCTGCGTAATCGCGCCCGCTACGAAGTCGCCAACAACTCCTACGCGCGCGGGATCGTGTTGACCTTGGCCAACGACTGCATCGGGACGGGTCCGCGTCTTCAGATGCTCTCCCTCGACCGCGAGGGCAACAGCGCCGTCGAGCGGGAGTTCGCGCGCTGGACCGTGGCGGTGGGCTTGGCCGACAAGCTGCGAATCATGCGCGTGGCCAAGGCCGAAGACGGCGAGGCGTTCGCGGTCTTCACCAGCAATCCCCGCCTCGATACGCCGGTCAAGCTGGACCTCAAGCTCGTGGAGGCCGAGCAGGTCTGCACGCCGGACTTTCACGCGGCGAGCAAAGCTCAAGCCGTGGACGGGATCGTCTTCGACGAGTACGGCAACCCCCTCGCCTACCAAGTGCTCCGGCAGCATCCCGGCGATAACGGCGCGCGCTGGGGCCTGGCTTACGACTCCGTGCCCGCCCAGGCCGTCTTGCACTACTTCCGGGTGGACCGGCCCGGGCAGTACCGGGGCATTCCCGAACTTACCCCCGCCTTACCGCTCTTCGCGATGCTGCGCGACTACACGCTCGCCACGCTGGACGCGGCGAAGGCCGCCGCCTACTTCGCGGGGATTCTCCACACCGACGCGCCGCCCAACGGCGAGGCCGATGCCGTCGAGGCGATGGATACCATCGAGTTGGAACGCAACATGCTCATGACCATGCCTGGCGGCTGGAAGATGAGCCAAGTACGCGCCGAGCAACCCGCGAGCACCTATGCCGAGTTCAAGCGCGAGGTGCTCAACGAGATCGCGCGCTGTTTGAACATGCCCTTCAACGTCGCGGCGGGCAACTCCTCGGGCTACAACTACGCCTCCGGCCGCCTCGATCACCAGACCTACTTCAAGGCCATTCGCGTCGAGCAAGCTTTTCTCGGCGCGCAGTTGCTCGACCGGCTCTTCGCGGCGTGGGTCCGCGAAGCCGTACTGGTCGAGAGCCTCCTGCCCCAGCCCATGCGGGCGCTCTCCGCCGACTGGTCGCACCAGTGGTTCTGGGACGGCCACGAGCACGTGGACCCGCTCAAAGAGGCCAACGCCCAGGCCACGCGACTGTCCAACCACACGACCACGCTGGCCGAGGAGTACGCCAAACGCGGACGCGATTGGGAGATGGAACTGCGCCAGCGCGCCAAAGAGGCCGCGCTGCTGCGCGAGTTGGGACTGCCGCCCGGCGAAGCCTTGCAAACCCCCGCCGAAGTAGTTCCCGTGAGTGAGGACTCCGATGAATAAGCGCCTCCTGCTTCAAGCCGCCGTCTCGGGCTGGCAGCACGTCGAGGTCCAGGCCGCCGGCGACGGCGAGCCCGGCGACCGGAAGCTGCGGCGCTTCTCGATGGTCGCCTACACGGGAACGGCGATGGAACTCTCGGGCTGGCCGCACCCGGTAGTGGTGGACCTCGCGGGCCTGCGCGTGGCCGCCAAGAGCCGCCCGATCCTGAAGGACCATAACCCGGCCTTGATCGTCGGACACACCGACCGGATCGAGGCGGCCGACGGCCAGCTCCTGGTCTCGGGCGTCGTCTCCGGGGCGGGCATGGTCGCCGCCGAGATCGTCACGTCGAGCGAGAACGGCTTCCCGTGGCAGGCGTCCATCGGCGCGCGGCCCCAGCGCGTGGTCTTCGTGCCCGAGGGCCGGCAGGCCGAAGCCAACCAAAAATCGTTCCACGGTCCCCTTTTCATCGTGCGAAAGGCCCTTTTGGGTGAGGTGAGCTTCGTGGCGTTGGGCGCCGACGACGGCACCTCGGCTCAAATCGCCGCCCAGCTTCTTCCCGACGAGTTTCCCGAACCGGAGATACACGCGATGGACTTCGAGCAGTGGCTTCAGAACAAGGGTTTCAAACTCGCCGAGCTGTCCGAGACCCAGGTGGCGAGCCTGCAAACAGCCTACGCTGCCGAGCATGGCGTCACCGCTCAGGCCGAGTCGGCCTCCCTCGTGCAAGCGGGCGGCTCGGAGCCGCACGTGGCCCCTCCGGCGTCACCGGCGCATCCCCCCCAGCCGGGTCCGACGCCGGAGGGCGCATTGTCCGACCTTCGTTCGCGCTACGCCGCCGATCTTAAACGTATCGAGGCGATCCAGCGCATCTGCGGCGACGAGCATAAGGCGCTGGCGACCAAAGCCATCGCCGAGGGCTGGGACGAGACCCGCACGGAACTCGAACGCCTGCGCGCCGAGCGTCCCAAAGTCGCAATCCCCGCAGGCCGCAGCGCGCCTTCGGGCGTCACCAGCCCCCTGCTCGAAGCGGCGTGCGTGTTAACGGCGCGCTTGCAGGAGCCCGAACGCCATTACGACG